CTTCCTTTCTTGAGTACAACTTTACCAAGAATGTTGACAAGAGATTTCTACAAAGCTGAGAACAGTGCTTTCTATACAACTGTAAGCGGTGCTGCAACAGGTTCTACAACAACTGCTGAGACTGTTGACTTAAAGCAATTAGTTGACTATATCGGTAACCAAAAGAGTGCAAACTTTGTAGCTTCGGTTGCATTAGTTTCTCCAACTCAAATGGGACGTTTATTAAAAGAGACAATCACTTTAGGTTACTACGCAGGTAGTGGTTCGGTTATTGTTAACCCTAACGGTGGTATCACTATTTGGGGAACACCTGTTATCTCTGCTTCTTGGGTAGCTGATGACAAAGTGTTAATCTTAGATAACAATTTTTGTGAGCGTGTTGAAGTTGAAGGTTTAGCTATTGAGTTCTCTTATGAGAATGCAAGTAACTTCCAACAAAACATGGTTACTGCTCGTATTGAGTGTTATGAGGACATTAACTTAATGCAACCAACTTCAGCTATTTTTGCTGACTTAGGTAACGTTTAATTAAGTTCTACTTATAAAATTGCCCTCACCTTAATTGGTGGGGGTTTTTTATTTATATTATTGTAAATTTGTAAAAAAGGGAATATGTATAATTTTATCATAGATTACACGCAAGTCGATTTAGGCACTATCACGGAGCCAGTAACACTTGCAGAAGCAAAGGCATATTGCAGAGTTGACAACAACGTTGAAGATGCTTTGTTTAATGAATTAATTACCCAATCAAGACAAGCCGTAGAGAAAGCTGCTAACATAAGTATAACACCTAAAACGGTGACTTTATGGTTTACTAACGCAGCCGGTAACTTTCAACTTCCTTATGGTCCAATGACCGCCTTTACTAGCTTAACGGACGCTAACGGTAACGCAATCGCTAATACTGTTTATATTTTAGTGGGCGGACAATATCCTAACTTACAACGTCCTGAATGGGCTAATATGAAGGCTATTTATACAACAGGAATGTCAACCGTTCCCAAAGAGATAAAGATTGCCATATTGGACCAAATTAACTACGGTTACGAGAATAGAGGTATGGACGTTGACGATATGGGTATATGTGAAAAGACTTGGCGAGTGTGTCAAAGATGGACAAGAACAAGCCCAATATTATAATATGAGAATAGGACTACATAAAGACAATTACGTTGACGCTAATTCGATGACCCGTTTAGTGGGCGTTTACGCTCCAACAAGGACAAGCGATGGCGAGGGCGGCTTTACTACCACTTTTACTCTTCAAGCGACTGTATGGGGTGATTATAGGCCTCAACCGCAAAATAGAGCGTTATTGGAGATGCAGCTATCTTTTACTAGATATGCAAAGCTATTTATTAGGTATGACCTTACAATAGGCGATACTTACCAATTAGTTGTAGAGGACCAAACGTTCACGATACATTCAATTAAGGACGTGGACAATGCGCATAGATTTTGGGAAATAGAAATGTACGCTTAAATGGCTACTATAACAATAGACATAAAAGGAATGAGCGAGGCTTTGGGTAAGTTTGACAAATACAGTAAAAAGGTTCAAGCTGAAATCAAAGATGAAGTAGGTGCTTCAGCCTTAAAGATATATTCCGATGCCAAGAGATTAGCTCCGGTTAATTTAGGTACTTTAAGGAATACAATATTTATTGAGTCGGTTTCTCCTGCGGCCAATCAGTTTATGTTTACCATTGGAGCAAGTGCAAGATATGCGCCTTATATAGAGTTTGGAACAGGTGGCAAGGTTTCTATTCCTAAGGGATATGAAAGTTACGCATCACAGTTCAAGACTAAAACAGGGGGAACGTTTAAGGAAATGGTTAAGGCTTTAATGATGTGGGTAGAAAAGAAAGGGATAGCAAGTGGGAAACAAGCTAAGTCGGCTGCTTATATGATTGCCTTAAGTATATTAAGAAAGGGGTTAAGACCTCAACCGTTTTTAATACCGGCATTTGAACAGGAGAAACCTAAATTAAAAATAAGAATAGAAAAAACTATAAAAGATGCTAAATCCTAATATCGAGATAAAGAAATGGTTTGTTACCAATTTGGGAACGGCAACCGGATTGCCTGTTTACGATGGTATTGCTCCCGATAATAACTTATCGGAGTATATTATTTTAGATGGCAGAACTTCAAGCCAAGAGCAAGGCAAATCAGGATACACAAATACTAATACTATCATTGTGGACATTGTTACAAAAAATGCTAACTTTGGCTATAAACGTTCGGAAACTATTTCCGATTTGGTATTGGCTGACATAAATTCGGATACTATTATTACACTTCCTGGCGGATGGACTTCGTCAAGTTTATATGTAAATAGTATATCAAATTTAGACGGTTTAAACCCTTTGGATAATGTATTTAGAACGCTTATAACATATAATTTAACAATAACTCAAATTTAATAAAATGGCAGAAACTAAAGTATCAGGTAGAGACTACCTATTATTCGCAGACATTGACGACGACGCAACATTTAAGCCAGTCGCTTGTCTAACTTCAAACGCAATTACCTCTTCATTGAACGTAATTGATGCAACTTCTAAATGTGGTGACCAATTCCAACCTGGACCCGCTTACAACCAAACAATCAAAGCTGACGGATTTGCAATCGACCAAACCGGAACACCTTCTAAAGATAGCTACAATCAGTTGTATGCTGCATTTATAGCAGGAACAGTTTTTGATATTAAAATGGGCGAAGCTACTCCAGTTGCAGGACAAGTAATTTATTCAGGAGCAGTATTTATTTCAGCTTTTGATGTAACCGCAGCCGATAAAGAAGATGTGAAATTTAGTGCAACTTTTACGGTTGCAGTTCCACCTTTAACGCAAACAGTAACCGCTTAATAAAAAACAACAAAACACTATGTTCGAACTTAAACTAAACAACAAAACAATCCTATTAAAGTGGGGTACTTGGTCAATGCGTGAATTTTGCGTAGCAAATAACATAGGGATTGATAAGTACTTTGAAATATTAGGCAAAACGCAATATGATTTAGACCTAGTTGTAAAAATGATTTACATTGGTTATAAATCAGCTTGTGTAACAAACAAAGAAGAGGTTATATATACTGAAAACGATGTTTGCGATTGGTTAGATGAAATAGGTGGACTTTTTAATGCTGAAGGTCAATTCATTGAATTTGTTAAGTATATCATTTCGACTACTGTAACAACTGTTCAAGGAGTGACTAAAGAGGAAAAAAAAAAGCCTAACAAAACTAAGCTGGGATGATATTTTAGTTAAAGCCGCTGAATGCGATATAAGACCCAATGAGTTTTGGGAAATGACTTGGAAGGACTTCTCCATTATTGTAATGGGGAAAGAAAAGAAAGAGTTAAATGAATGGGCGAGGACTAGAAACCTCGCCTATATTATATACCTAAGTAGCACAACGGAGAAATCTCCTAAATCACTTAGATCGTTTTGGCATATTGCGGCGATAGATGACATTGAAGAGGAAGAGGAAAAAACTATGTTAACGGACGAACAACTAGCAAGGACTTTAAAATTGTACGGAATAAATTAAGATAAGATGGCTACTGAAAATTTAGAGATTAATATTGGGGCAAATACGCAAGACTTACAAACCGGACTTAACCAAGCCTCTCAATCAGTTACTAACTTTGGAACTCAAATTGCTAAAGCAGCAAAGCCAACAGGAGATGCCACAAACGCATTAACAAACTTATCAAGGGTAGCGCAGGATGCTCCTTATGGCTTTATGGGTATTGCGAATAACCTTAACCCATTATTAGAAAGTTTTCAACGATTAAGTAAAGAGACAGGAAGTGCAGGTGGCGCATTAAAATCTATGGTTGGTGGCTTAATGGGTCCGGCCGGTATTGGAGTTGCTTTGGGTGTTGTATCTTCTTTAATTGTAGCATTTGGAGATGACATAAATAACTTCTTTATTAAACTAGCCGAAGGTAGCATAGATAGTGTTAGATTTAGAGATGCGTTTAAAGGAATTGGAGATGAATTTACAACTTCAGTTAAAAAAGTAAATGATGTTGAAATTGCATTTGCTGAATATCATAAAGGAATATTAACAGGTGAGCAAGCCTTAAAAATATATAATACACAATTAGGTGGAAATCTAGGAATAAAGAAAAATATTAATGAAGCAGAAGCAGTATTTAAAGCAAAGACCGCAGATTATATTGAAGCTCAATTACAAAGAGCTTTAGCGGACTCAGCAAGTAAAAAAGCAGCTGAAGAGTTATTAAAAATAAAACAAATAGAAGCAACAGGCGGAGAAAAAACAAGTCCAGTTGTTAAGTTTTTTGCTACATTGCCTACTTTAGGAATTGGAGCCGATAAAACTTATGATTTAATTGATAAAGCTAAAGCTGGGAAAGCTATTGCAACTTCGGAAGAAATTATTAGAGTTTATAAGGAAATAGCAGAAAAGGCAAAGAGCGCATCGGATTTAATTGCTAAAAATGCAGAAATTAAATTAGACCCTGAAAAAACTAAAATAACTAAGCAAAGAGATTACGGTTTACAAGATAGCATTGCAGCTTTAGAGTTTGATACTAAAGCAACGGAAAAATGGGCTAATGAGCAGATGAAGATACACGATAAAATGTATAACTTCTATAAGAAATACGGTGATGCTGTAAAGGCTGTGACAAATGTATCTTCAACTAGGGAGATGATTGCTGACCAGGATAAGAGAAGAGAAAAGGAAGAGAAAATTCCTATTAGCGAAAGAAAGATTGAGATACCGCCGAATATCAAAATGATGGAAGCGAGTATAAAGAAGTTTGACAAAGAACTTAAAGACTCACAAGAGACTATGCAAAAGTATGCTTCATTTATGGCCTCTACTTTAACTGACGGAGTTATGGCAATGTTTGACGCATTTGCAAGTGGAGAAAACCCTTTACAAGCATTAGGAGATTTCGTAGGTGATTTAATTAGAAAATTAGCCGAAGCAGCTATCCAGGCTGCAATATTGCAAGGCATTATGATGGCCTTTGGATTAGGTGGCGGGGGTGGATTTGCCGGTGGGTTTATAGGTGGGTTTAAAAAAATATTAGGATTTGCCGAAGGTGGAATTGTTTCTCAACCTACTATTGCAATGGTTGGAGAGGGTGGACAAAGCGAGGCAATTATGCCTTTGAATAAATTAGGCAATATGATGAATAGCACATTCAATGCCGGAGCAATGAGTGGAACGGGTGGTGGAAATGGACAATTTGTATTAAAAGGAAACGATTTAGTTTTAGCTTTGCAAAGAAGTAATTATTCACTTAACCTAAGACGAGGCAATGGCATATAATAGAAAGTATAAAATAACAAT